TCAAAAAGGTAGTTTACGTTTTTATCATTGGGCAATACTTTTACCGTACCGCCGTACAAATAGAATCTGTCTACGCCCATCCAGAAATAAATACCATCCATTTCCACAACAGCGTTAGATGACATAATCGAGATTTGGCTGGAAATAATATCATATGTCCAGTAAATCGATGTTGCTTGCGGGTTAAAAGACACCCTAATTAAACTGTCAGTAGCCCAAAACAAACCAGAGGGTGAATTAGTGCCACCCCGCATCGTCATTCCTTTGACAATTTTGGAGGACGATACGTTATTCTGGTTGGCAAACGGCCCGTTCCAATCATAAAAACTTCTATCACCATAAGTTGCGCTGACATTATTATTGGCAATATATCCGTTTGAACCGTACACAAAAATAAACGGATACAGCACACAAACACCACCATCAACACTAACTGGCTGGTAGGTTGGGTTTTGACCTTCGTTATCAGAAAGACCAGTAAATGACCATTGATATTGGTTGTCTGGGGTAATCGCTCCAACTAAAACTTGCGATTTTACTCCATTATCAATGTTCACTAAATTTTTGCCGGGGTGGGCAAAGATTGCTAAGTCACCACCTTGCGGACTAAACTGTGCATCAAACTGCCAAGTATTTCTAAACGGTCCATTTTTTGGATCTGGCTCAAACACCGGTTCATCATTTAAATAAACTTTTGTAGGCGACCCAACAATCGTGCCACCAGTAACATTTACCACAGTATTTGGTGAACTGTATGTTGCGGTGCTGACCGTATAGTTTGTAGCAGTATCTGTTTGCTCAAATATAACTTGTGTGCCAGTAGGAAATACTGTAGTCAAATCACCAGCCACTGTAAACGATGTGGTAGTGTTAGACACTAAATTAACAAACGCTGTGCCAGGCAAAATGTTTGCTGTAAATGGGCCGCTACCAGTGCCGTAGTTAGTGCTAGTAGTATAAACATCTAGTTCTTTATAATTACCTGAAAAAAGATAGTTAACACCGTTGTACGGCTGGGAAATTAATCCTCTGGCAATTCCTACTAAACCATTAAACAGTGTGCGAAAGCCACCAATTTTCTTTGGTTCGCCACGTTGAAAACGACACCATACACCATCGGTATATTGATCGTTTTGAAACTGTGTACCATCACGCTTAATTCCAGCTGGTATTGCTAAGCTGTAAATTGAGGTATATTGCGAGGTATCTTGTTGCTGATTATCAGCTGGCATTTAGAACTGTCCACCGCTAATCAATTGAGCGTTTAGGGTTGCAGCAACGGTAACCAACGGAGTAGATGTATTAGAGTTATCAATCTTAATAATGTCCGTTGAGTTTGCTGATAATCCCAGTATTCCATTACTGACCAAGTACATACCGGTATGAGTATCACTATTAAATGAATATGCTGGTAATGCTGCTGTTCCATTGGAAGCATAAAATGCGCCAGTGGTAGCAGATGTTAATGGGTATAAATACTCACCATCGCTAAGTACTGTAACAATTTGACCAGCGGTTAATACCAACGGTATTTGTGTGCTGTTCTCATTTTGGAAAGTAATGTTATAACCAGACTGATTAGTGTTGTTTGCCAACACATAAATCTGGGTAATAGCAGGCAATGTTACCGCTAAGTTTTGTGTGCGAGTACCAGACTGGGCAATATAAGTTTGAATGATTGGAGCAAAGTTTACCAAACTAAACGTATTAGTCGGTATTGAATCCACGTCATACGTTGCTGCGGTAAACGTTAAAGCATTTGGGTTAGCCAAGCCAACGGTAATAAAACCTGTTAGAGCGGCATTTAAAAACATAAAACCCGAATCGCCGGGGTTAACATTAATGGAAGTTTGACCATTAATGTTATCTGGTGATGTCGGATTAATTGTTAATGTGCCTGTACCATTGTTCCTAAAACCAATATACCAACCAGCTGATAATGATTGAATAGAAGGCAACGTAAAGCTACCAGCACCAGCGTTCCAAACAAAAGTTGCAGCGCGGCTGTCATCAGTAATGGTAGGTGATACTGTTACGTTAACTGGGTTTTGGGTAGTAGCCAGCTTACCGTTTACGGTTGTTAAACCATAACCAGCCAAAGTAGCAGCATCAGCAAACGAGGTGCCAGCAGCAAACGTTACGTTTTGCCAAACACCAGCAGCAGAAGTATTGTTAGTAAGATAGAAGTACTTACTAATACCAACAGGTACAGTGACGCTAGATCCGCCAATAAAGTTTGTAATAATAAATTCATGCGCGCCCAGATTGCGGAAAAGAATGTCTGCGCCCAACGTTCCTTGATCAGCTTGCGGTAAAGCAATGGTAAGACCATCACCAGCAGCAACGCAATCAATAATACGGGCAGCAGGAGGCTGGCTACCGTTGACAGTAGAAGGCCAGTAGAGAACTTGATCTGTACTAAAAGGGAGTGCAAGATAAGATACATCCGTTGGAGTGACAACGGTGCCTGTAAAAGGTGAGGTATAGACGGGTGTCGTAGACATATTTTATGGTTCCTGAACCGTAGTATTGCGATCTATACGACGAGAATTATCTTCTTTCTTAAGCGCCGCTAGTGCATCTGTGTAATAGCCTTTCCACATTGGCAATTTATCTAATGCTTTTAAATAGCCTTGGGCTTGCAAAAGTGTGCCATATAACATAGCTTGTGGTGCGATAGCTGTCCATAGGTTTTGCTGATTAACTTGATCCAAGGGCTGAATCTCAGCGTAATAAATAATTTCAACCGGATAGTTTTGATCTGGAGCTGGCGCAAAATTCCAGTTGTTGTAATCATATTCTGCGTAATAAATAGGTTGCCCGTTATCAGATTCTGAAAGATATTGCGCTATATAATCTTGACTACGCATTAATACTGGAGCGCCGTTGACTTTCATGGACACCGTTTTGCGCCAACGTGCTGGTTTGTTTAACACCGTTTGGTTTTGCGCTAGATTGGTTTCCACCACAATCAGTTGCAAGTAAGTTTTAAGTTCAGCCGCAATAGATGATTCAGCCAATGCAATCAAATTGGGAATCTGCGCAATGAAGTCTGGATCGTTGCGTTCCATGTATTGCTGGACGTTTAGTACCAGCGAATCATAAGTCATGATTACGCTCATCGTGTGTAGTAGCTTATGTTAGGTTGGAAGTAGATTGGTGACTTGTCACGATCTTCCTCTTCAAATTGGGTACGAGCGTCCAGTGCCAGTTTTTCCAAATAGGTGACACGTTGTAAATCAATCTCTGGCAATTGCATTGCCAGTTTGTGTGATAGCGCTGCTTGAAAATATGGAATAGCACGATCAGGCATGTATAGCTCGTTGGTTAACGAACCCACATCTTGGGGTTGCAATTCCAAAATAAGCGAGAACACCTGGAAGTTGTTGTTAGGCACAGGCCACAAATACATCTGTGGCACAATCTGGCGATCAAACCAATATTGCAGTGTGCGCTGACTTGGGAATTGTTTGTTTGGCAACGAGAAGTAATCAGTACGATTAAGACGCGCCATTGGAATGACTTGCTGACTTTGAGCAAATTGAATGGATCTTAGTGAGAAGGTATTGGCTGTATCGCGGTTTTTAAGGCGATAGAAATAAAATTGCTGGGTTACATTAATACCAAAATAAGCCCAGTTACGATCAGATAATGTGGTCTCTGGTAATGATTCCCATACAGACCAGTTAACGCCATCGTTACTTACTTCGAGATCCAGATTATAAGTAGCAGTGCCACTAGGTGCGTAAGCATTAAAGCCGACATAAAATATGCGAGTCTGCGGGCTGTAAGCTGCACCAAAATAGTTTTCAGAAAGAGTAGATGTTGCATGAAGGTTTAAATCGCTGTTGTAATTTTGATCAAACAATACAGGCGCTGTTGGGTTGTCAACTGGCAGTGCACTAGAGATTGTTGGGTTAACAATGTATACCCAGTTTGCTTCTAAGACATCCACGCAGTTTGGTGGCATGTCAAGGATTTGCTGATTGGTTTGTGGTCCCAATACTTCAATTTTTTGCAACCAAATATTAATACCACGGTTAGCACTGTTTTGAAGAATGTAGAACAAAGCTTGGCGGCCTGCGTTAATATACTCAGGCGTCATTTCTTCTGCTGTTTTACCAGCATCACGATAGGCGTACGAGATCAACTGATCAACTGTAACCTTGGTCTTGTTGTACGTATTAGAATACGCCATTAACGACCTCTGCCAGCGGCTCTCTTAGCTACAGTTTTAGGTAGATTAGGTTGTGCTTTGCCAGCTTTGATAAACTCTTTGCCAACTTTTTTAGGGATGCCAAGAGTAGACTTACCAGCAGCTGCGGCGTACATTGCCTTTTGCTGTTGTTCGGATTTGATTGGCATGTTATACCTTTGGTTTGTTTAACGCATCTAAAAGGCTAGAAAACGAAGGTGTTGAACCCGGTGTAGTTCTGCCAAAGTTTTTACGAGCTTGTACACCACGTTGGAAATTAGCAGCTTGCTCTGCAGGAGTAGCACTAAAGAAACGTTGCATAGCAGAAGGCTCACGATTGGCGTACATATTAGGAGCGGGTTTGCCTTGTGGGTAAGCCACACCAGAGTCTTGTTCTACGTTAGGCGCAACATAAGGGCGAGCATTAAGCATACGCAAACTATCATCGGCAGAAGGACCAGCTGGTGCACGACGCATTTGGCCGGTGCGCAATTCATTTTCTTGTGGATAAGCTAAACCAGAATCTTGCTCCACATTAGGGGCTTGGTAAGGTTTAGCCATTCCAACATCACGGTTATCCATTGTAGCATCAGCATTAGGAATGTAAGAACCTTGAGGTTTTCTTTCACCAAGAGCTGAACGCATGCGCGCTAGAATAAATGGGTCTGTGCGATCTGCACCGCCTAAGTATTTTTCTTCTTCGGCAGTAAAACCACCGTCAGCAAATTTTTTAATCTTGCCGCCTTTTTTCTTATTGATATTGCTACGTTCTGTTTCGGTAACAGCACCTTGGCCTTTGATTGCTGATTTAGCAGCATCAATGCCTTTAGAAATTACTTTTCCAACAGCGCGGATTGGTTTCATTACCAAATCACGGTCAGCTTCATTTTCTTCACGAGCAATTCTATCGGTTAAAGCTTGTGGATCTTTAACATCAACGGGAGCATCAACAGATTTCCCGTTAGCATACTTTTTTACTTTACCACCCTTCTTCATGGCAGCGCTTTTTGTGTCAGCCTTAGATGGACCCATTTTGGTTTTAACAATAGCGTCTTTGTCACCAGCTTTTTTGCCAGCTTCAGAAACGTTACCACCTTTTTTGAAAGCCGCAGTGGTATTACCAACACCTTTTAAAGCAGCACTTGAGGAAGCCGCTTTAGCAGGAGTGATTTGTTTTACTTTTTTAATGTTGTCTTTGTCGCCAGACTTTTTCTTAGCTTGGTAAACATTGGTTACATCGCCACCAGCTTTGTACTTACGCACAGTGCCAGTTTCTTTTTTGGAGCGACCGCCTTTTTTAAGCTTGGACAGGTCAGTCTTCTCACCAGGGTGCTCTTGTTTGTCGTGCATGGCAAACGCTTTTTTGACAACTTTTTTGTCTTGGGCAAGGTCAGATTTTCCGCCTTCTTTCATTTTGCCACCGTAGCACATTGCTTTAGCTTCGACTTTGCCGCCGGTTTTAAAGCACTGCATTTTAGGTAATTTTTTGAATCCGTCCATGATATTTCCTCAAGTTTAAAATCAGTTCCTACATATACTAATGCAAATAAAAGGGCTTTTACGCCCCTAAAAATAGTGCTCTTTCCCGTTTTCTGCGGTTAATGAGCACTTCCGGTTTGTTCCACATCAAGATGGCATCAGCCGCCCCTTTGAGGTCATTTTCGTTAATCTTACGCAGTACGGTAGACTTACGGAAATTAGTCTCGCCAATATTAAAGCACAAGCTGTACAAGGCGTCATATTGGTTCTGGGTAAGGGGTACCTTCACGTTGTTGTCAACGGCGTCTTGGCACCACTTTAAATCGCTTTGT